CGCCGATTCCAACCCAAAGGCTTTGCAGAATTTATTTTACTATAGCTCTAAAAAGTCTAATATTCGATCTGTGACAAAATCCCACGACTGAAATTGATGCAAATATCTGGCTCCACGCATCGCCTTCCCTTTGACAGAAAGATAATTATCCGTAGTCTCTTTCATCAACTCAAGAAGATGATTATAGTCTGGTACAGCAAGAAGAATCTCTTCATCATACGGCAAGCCCTGCTCATCAATATCCAAGGCGGATGCTTGACCAAACTCCGCCCTAAGAGGCATTGACAAATCTGCATACTCTGTACATCCTGTTAGATTCGTGCAGATAGTTGGCATGCCAGTAGCTATCGCCTGGAATGGAATCAATCCAAACCCCTCGCCTTGAGTCGGATATAGCATACAGTGACTATGGTGGTACAAGGAGATCAGGTCGTCTTCACTAAGGAACTGAGTGATTATCGTAATTTGCGGATGATTCTTAACCTCATCAAAAGAAGGATCTAGTTTGAGATTAGATATAGCGTCAGTGGCCTTCAAGATAAGATGATAGTCCTTATCCCCTTCATACAATTCCAAGAAGGCCTTAATGACCATTCTTACATTCTTTCTAGGTAGATCTCCACCTACATGCAGAAAGTAAAACTTATCACCAATCTCTCGTTCCTCAATTGCCCACTCATCAGAAATGCCATGAGGGACGACTCTTATTTGAGGATCTAAGTTACATGCTTTATAGGCATCCGCACACCAAGAAGAAGTCGTCCATATTTGATCGCACTTGTTCAGGTTATCAATCCAAGCTGGAGGAATAACAGTAAACTCCCAAGGGGTATATCCAATAACCTTAGCACTAGGAAACTGATAGTAGAGGGGTATGCAATAATTCACATGAGCTTTAGTCCCAGTGCTATTCCATAACACTTTTTGATCCTTCTTGAGGAGAGCGTTAAATATCTGCAATGACACCTCAGTATAACCAGCACTCCTCCATGAAGAGCCTGTAAAGTCTAAAGACTGAGGAGTGAACCACGATATATCTGTTTTCATACCCATACTAGAATCTCAACTCCCATATCTCTAAGTTCAAAAGCATCATCTTCAGGCATCCAATACTGGATAGGTCTCTTGCACCATTGACACCTTGTAATCCCTAGGTACTCACCATCTATCCTACAGACTGAAATATATTCTTCATCTATCACTGGAGTAGATGGACAATCATCACATTCTGCAAGCGCTATATATTTCATACTTCTCCAGTTCAATATCAGGTTGGTACCAGTATATCAGAAAACCGCTGGATAATTTAGAAAGAGCTGGATAACCCCAAATCAGCACTAGCTGCTTCCTAGACTATTTAAATAAAGTTTATTCTACTTCTCCAGATGTGTCAAATAAATAAAGTTCTTTCCTCTTTCAGATCTAAGTTACTAGTACTAGTTACTAGCTACTAGCTACTAGCTAGCTAAGATATATCTATATATAAGTAATCTTAAATATAGAGGTATTACTAGTACTAGTTACTAGCATGCTAGATTGCTGGGCACGCCATTACAGGATACCGCGAAGAAATCCAACTTCCAACCTCTGAACAGATTTTTTTTCTGATATACTGATTTCTATGACAAAACTCATTGGACAAGCGATAGCCCATTTCTCCTGGAGCCTCATGGTAGGCGGTGTGTGGTGGTTTGCTTTTAAAATAAACGGAACTGTGGTAGGATACTTTAGTATAGTGGTAATGATCAATGCTGCATATTTGCTGGCTGCACCTATAGTGGCGGCAATTAGCAAGGAGTGATACATTGAAAATAATTCCAGCAACAGGGCAAGACATATCAGACATTCGTGAGATGTCGCTAACGGTTAAGCTTCTGCCTGAGCCTAATGATGGTTTGGTTCCGGTCTTTTATATGACTTCTCCAGCGGATGACTATCCTATGACAGTAGGACATCTCAGATTGATGATCACAGGGCTTGAATTGGCTATAGGCGGTGTGGACTGCATGATAGGCGGTTTATTGAAATCTTTAAAGGACAATGCTTTAGAAAATATGAAAGAATGGTATTCTGTGGATGACTCTACAGATTTAGAGAGAATTTTAAACCTTATATCCAGCTTAGAAGAAGATGATGAGGAACTCAACGATTAGTCATCACCCTTCACCTGGCGGACCTATGTTGGGTCACGTTAGGAAGGATTTTCCATACCCCGACAAGCAGTGTGCTCTTTGTGAGAGATCTCTGCAGCTTGTTAATGCGATTCACTCAGATCAAGACGTATTCCACTACAAGGCAATTTACGTTTGTGGCTATGAATCTTGCCCCGCTTTTGATTATGACGGTCGCAAGGCGTATGTTAGGTTGTACTATTCTTCCGAGGAGGCATATATTGTCTTTGAGGATATACTTTTACCGGTTTATGGAAGACGAGAGAAGACTGATGATGACGATTAGCCAGAGAGTCTCATGGGTGAACGACCTGAGCTGGCATGGTATTTGGGTTTTAAACGATTGTCCGGTAAACTAGAGCCAGAGTTATTGGAGGGCGACAGTGCCGATAAGTGATATTTTAGAGTATACAAAGGCCTTTCTGCATGGAGGGTTTTTGTGGATATAAATAGTATCTTTGGTTTATCGGCAATCATTGTTGCCAATGTAGGTGCAATAGTAGTCGCACACATACGTCAAAGGAAGAATAATTTAAACAATGTAGGGATTAAAAATGGGAGAGGTGATCTGTTTCGTCAGGTAGGGAAGCTGCAGGATGAGATGGCAGAGGTTCGTGAAGACCTAGCAGAAGTGAAAGGAATATTAAAAGTTTATACATCTAGTATTCCCCATATAGGTTGATTTTTAACCCCAGAAGTGTTATACTGAATTTGAAGCCCCAAGCCCTTGACTATCTACCGCAAGGTTTAGTCAGTTGTGCTTGGGGCCTTTTTTTGTTTTCTTACACAAAATAGTTTATAATGTCCAAGAGGAGTGCCGGTGCAGAGCAACAGCTTGTTAGTGCAGCAGGCCATATAGTTATCCTACCTTGGGACACGCTTGAGGGGTTCGACCCCCCTCCTCCTCATTTCTTCTCAGAGTGTACCGCACGACTCATCCCGGCTGCTATAATGATTGCAACCAATGGAGGGTTGCGTAAATGAAAATAAAGCCAGAACTTCTTGATGCAATCTCCAACGAACAGGCTGTATACTGGAATTCGTCAACGTATGTCCCCAAAGAGGGGTACGGATATGCATTTGCAAAATACACTGAAGCTTTAAAAAAGCTTGGTATATATAGCATTATACCTTCTGACCTGGCTCCTGAGTTGAAGGATGCTATTAAATATCTTATCTATGAGTTTACTGTCGATACTGGCGGCCCCCCTGTCATTAACCACTGCTTACCAAATACATATATCAAAGGTACTGGTATAAACATCGGGATGACATACTGGGAAACAGATACTGTTCCTGAATTCTGGGTGCCTCATATGAACTCAATGGATGAAATATGGACATCTTCAAAGTTCATACGCGGCGTGTATGAGAAGCAAGAAGTGAACAATTCTATTAAAGACTTTAACCAGGGGGTTGACCCAGAAGTATACTGGATGTCATATGAAGCACCCCGAACAGATAAGTTTACCTTTCTATCGTTCGGCTCTCCTTCAGAAAGGAAGAATGCTCAATATGCCTATAATGCGTTTATGGATTTGTTTGAGGGCAATAGCGACTATCACTTAATCGTAAAATCCTCCGGCGCCTGCTCAGTTAGGAACATTAAAAACGGTGAGAACCTTGGGAGTATCTACAACCACCCCCAAGTCACAGTCGTTGACGAGATGATCACAGATGAGGAGATATCTGCACTGTACCGTAGCGTTCATTGTTTAGTTTATCCAACTTCAGGAGAAGGCTGGGGACTGGTTCCATTTACAGCCATTGCATGCGGCACTCCAACCATATGCACCAATGCAACCGCCTGCACAGAATTTGCAGATAAATCAATACCCCTGAACTTTAAGTGGGAGTATACGCATCAGCATAGAGGCGGACAGCATGGCTTATACCAATATGGCGGCAAGTGGGCGGAGCCAGACCAAGACGACTTGAGAGAAAAGATGCAAAGCGTAGCTGATAACTATGAGTCTTATAAAAGTCTTACAATAGCGGCCGGAATGGGGCTACAGAGGACTCACACATGGGACAGGGCGGCAGCCAAGATGGCTATGAGGCTCCAGGAGATTGGAGCAGTCAGTCAGGTTCATGTCAGTTGAGTCAATGGATCTACACCCAAAACACCTATCTGCCTGCTCTGGTATCGGAGCAATCGACCTTGGACTTCAAGCAGCACTCGGAGCTCTCACTGTGGGTTACATCGAAAGGGATGCCTTCGCTGCGGCCATTCTTGTGGCGAGGATGGAAGAACAGACCTTGGATCGTGCGCCTATTTGGGACGATCTCACAACCTTTAACAGCACAGACTGGAGTGGATGCGTGGACATCATCTCTGCAGGCATCCCCTGCCAGCCTTTTTCGTATGCCGGTAAACACGGAGGAACGGCAGACGACAGATGGCTTTGGCCTCACATTTATCGAATTAGTCAGGACTGCAGGCCGTGCCAAATCTTTATCGAGAATACACCCGGACTTGTCGAAAGAGGCCTTTATGAAGTTCTCTTCGATCTTGCCAAAATGGGGTACTCTGCGGAGTGGGGATTGTTCAACGCAAGTGATGCCCAAGCGCCCCATAAAAGACAAAGGTTATTCCTGTTGGCCCACAGAGAAGACATTGACATCCGGCCGTGGGCCAGAAGAGTCGCCACTCTTAGATCAATTGCAATGGGCTACGCCAACAGCGAACATGTGGAAGGAAGTGGGTCCAAATATAGATTGGGCGCAGAGAAGGGCAGACAGGCAAAGCCATCTACCTTCTCAAGCAGCCTTATGGCCGACAGCCACAGCGTCAACACATTCAAGACGGGAAACAGGGAGACGGGATCACTGGAAGTCCAAAGCTGGCATGACTCTTACGGATGCTTCCCTCCTGCACGGGACGACACAGAAGGGTGGGACAGATGGAACGAGTCAGGTTCTCCTCAACCCACAGTTCGTGGAGACTCTCATGGGGCTGCCTATCGGGTGGACAGGCTTCGATCTCTTGGCAACTCAGCCGTCCCTCAGTGCGTGACGTTGGCATACAACATTTTACTTGGTAGACTGATCTCAGAACCGATTCCGGTAAAATAACAAAAAGGAGAATATTATGACAATAGACAATTTTGTGAACATAGACCACAGCAGTGGTAAAGAGTTTTCTTGTTTAACAGGCATGAGAACTTCGAATCATCAGTATGGCCGTCATGTAGAGATAGAGCCGTATTCTAAATATGCTACTAGTCATCTAACTCGTGATAGAGTTATTTGGGATTACAAGACTCATCCAAAACAAATATGGCATGCTGCGGTGCCAGAGTGTACTCTGGGAGGTGTATTTGTTCGATGGGATGGGATTGGGCCTTGGTGGGTACCCATCATGAATATCAATCCTGACTACGAAGTTCTTTATAACTATCTTGACTTGGATTCAGTCATTGGCAATCTGACATTTGATATTGAAGAAGATGTTTGTGATTCTCTTGCTTGGTACAGTGAGGAACACGGCAATGCTGATCACAAGTATAATGAATCTTTGTTTTGCCATGACCTGATGGATCTACATCTAGGTCTTTCCGGCCGTAATAGGATCGTAGACGAGAGTTGGATTGTGATGAGACAAGGCCCGTTCGTCACAGCCGTCAGTCACTCCATGATGCAGAAAGACAAAGACACTCGACGGGAGTTAAACAGTCTGGACCTCTTCGATGAGAGTCCTCCCTATCAGATAGGTTAAACACTAATTTACGCAATTCGCTATATAGGTCAAACTGACTTACAATCGGAGTAAGCTTTAATGCTAAATCCACAACAGAGGTGTATGCGCTATGACGGCCGGAACAATCGGCTGGATTCTATTGATATGGCTAGTTATACTAGTCGATGCTGTCGCATACTTTGTTGGATCACAATCAATGTCAGAAGCTTTGGCTGCATGTTTAAAAACTTGGCTAAGGTGGCCCCTAATCATCGGATGGACTGTGCTTACATACCATCTTTTTCTAGATCTTTTTAGATAATGGCTCGGCCAGCATCTAAAAAAAATCTCAACAAAAAGCCAAAATTGGCGCGCTGTTGGACCTGCGGGTGGTATATTGGACGCAAGTTTCTGAAGAGATGTGAGGACTCCTGTCCAAATTGCGGGGTCTTTGTGGAGGGTGACTGATTGTGAAAATACACCCAGAGGCAACTGGTGCTTACCTGAACGAGGCTTTTACTAGACACATCAAGGCTGACGATATATCAGTTATCCTTGAGCTTGGTTCACGCAACGGCATGGACGCTTTAGCTCTTGCCGATTACTACAATGCAGATGTCTTTGCTTTTGAATGCCGCCCGGATGCTGTTGAAGAATGTACGTTCAACACACAGGACGATGCTCGCGTTTGTATTATCGACAAGGCTGTTTGGGATGATGATTGTGACATTACTTTTCACCCGGTTGTTAATGGCAACGATGGAGCATCTTCGTGCTTCTTGGCCAACCCGGAATATCCATATGAGCAATATGATCAAACATCTATAACTGTTAAAGCTATCAGGCTGGACTATTGGCTAAGCGATTGCAGAATCAAACCAGACATGGTTTGTATGGACCTACAAGGGGCGGAGCGTGCAGCCCTAATAGGGATGGGCAATCATCTGCGGAGTGTAAAGTGTGTTATAACGGAGGTACAAGAAAAGCCTCTATATAAAGACACGCCTCTTCTAGATGATATAAAGTCTATTCTTGGAGGTTATGGATTATATTTAGAAGAATATGTCCCCGTAAATGAATGGTTTGGCGATGCTCTATTTGTTAGACAGCAATACACAGAGGAAGAGTTAATTAGAAGCATATGGGAGCATAGAGATGATCCTGACGGTGACGAATGCGAGAAATGCAGCGGGGAAGTTATAGATCCAGTTGGGCGTTCATTCGATGAGGTCGAAGGATCGCCCAAGAATGATGTCACGTTGTCCCGCCGCCAGGCCGAGGATCTGTTGGAGATTCTCGGCGAGTTTCGGACCCAGTATCTGCGGGAGGCGGCATGGGATTACCCGAAGTTCGATTATCAGCGGCGCATGTTGGTCAACTTGGATGAGATTGAGACTCAGGTTTATCAGAGTATGCAGGGTTTATCGGAATGAAAGAAAGGTTGCTGTAACGATGCCAAGTGAAAGAAAACTTCCACCCATCAACACAGGCTACGGCGTGCCGGGTGAGGACAGTTACGGCGCATCAGATGAGGACATGACCTACGGTGTCGAGGATTCAGTGACTGACTCGTTTTGCGATCCTGACGGTGACGAATGCGACAAATGCAGCGGCCACGCGCACGACCCGTGCCACACATGGCGGCGGGCGAGAGTGACCGAGGAGTTTGGTGTCAGTGCCGTGTGGGCGCACTGTGTTGTGTGTCGGCGGTTGCGGCTGCAAACCAAGGAGGACGACCAGTGAGTGACTCGGAGATGGTGCCGTTGTCTACTGCTGACCGACGACTGATCGT